TATGTTTCTTACAACTTCTCTGTTTATTTCTGCAAGAATTTCAGCAGATAGTATGTTTGCAAGTTCTGTTTCAGCATCTAAACCATGAATTGCTTTTAAGTCTTGAGCAAGTTCCATAGTATATTCTGCTTTTAGAGCTCTTGTTACAGCAGTAACAGTATGTTTCTCAATACTGAAAGCCATCTCAGCGAAAGCGTTAGTTGTAGTATCACCTAATGCTTCACCTTGTGCAATTGTCATACCAGTTGCAGTAGTATAAGTACCAGCAGGACTGTCATTCAATACAGAAGGATTAGTTCCAGAGATGTCACCACCACCAGTATCAGAACCAGCGTCTTGGTTTGATAACATTGAAGGTTCGTCTGCAAGTGCTTCAGCACCAGCTTGTGATAGACCTCTTGCTCTCATTGCAAAGATAAGTCCTGTTGGCCCAGTCATTGGTTGGACACCACAGATATCATATGCGATAAGATTAGGCATAGAACGTCTTACTAATGAGATCAAAATTGGATCCCAATTATCGACTGAACCACCAGTTGCAGATGTTGGAGCAGCTTCACCTAAGAAGTTTCTGTCTTCTCTTAGAGCCTTTTCTTGGTTTTCTAAGATAATTGTAGTAACGGCACGCCTGTAACTATCCTTGATTTCTGGTAAATCAGGGTGTTGAAGGACTGGCGACCACTTTTCTTGTAGATGTTCTGTTTGAAACATTTGTTTCTCCTTTTTAATTTCTACTATTTATAAATTGTTTATTTTGCACTATTAACTGTTCGACCAATAGCGGACATATATGCAGCCATTGAGTCGGAAGTGTCAATGTCCTGTGCGATACCAGTTTCTACATCATCTAGCGTTTCAGTCAAAACTTGTGAAGTCTTAGGGAAATAACTTTCCTTTAGAGTACTAAGTTTTTGATGATATGATTCTTCAGAAGAAAAATCAACATCTTCAATTAATGACTTAAACTTTTCAATTTCTGTGTCGGCAAGATCAGTAGTAACTTCTGACATTACCTGTTCCTTCACTAGTGTAGCATTAACAGACTTGGACTGGATTTGCTCTTCCATCATTTCGTTAATTCTACCTTCTAGTTCTGAAATTTTTTCAGATTGTGCTTCTAACACATCATATTTTTCATCTGGAACATCAACGTAGTGGTCTTCAAACAATGTTTTTAAACCAGAGATAAAGTCTTCAGCGATTTCGCCTTTCAAGCCTCTTTCGATAGCCAACTCGTTCTCTTTCATCCATTCTTCAACAACATAATTAAGATAAGTGTCAACTTTTTCAGTTAACTCACCTTTAGTTGTGGTAATATTTTCTTCCAGTTCAGATTTGTATTCGTCTTCCATTCTTTCAACTTCAGAACGAACTTTGGATTTAACAGCAGCCTCAAAAACTGTTGCGGCTTTGCGTTTAAATTCTTCAGAAAGGTCACCCTCACCTGTCATTAAGGCTTCAACATGTTCAGAAACATCAATAGACTTCAGACGATTTTCGACTGATTCCTTTTTGACTTTTTCTTCTTCTGTTTCTTTTCCGTATGACATGCCCATTCCTGCTTTTAAGTAGGATGAAGCAAGTTGCTTTGCTTTCTCAGCAGGCATCTTTTCCATCTCAGCAATCTTTTCATACATTGCGTTGATAGCATCTTTCTTAGTTTTCATTGAAGGCATTTCGTCTTCCATTTTGTCCATTTCTGATATTACTTCTTCTCCCTCTGCTGAAAATCCAGCAGCGAGTGGTTTAGCAACTTTCTTTTGTCCATCATTTGGTGTATCCATTTTATCTGGAGCACCTTGTGATTTTTGTTGAGCATCTCCGCTTACTTGTTTCACTTTACTAGCGATCTTTTTAGCAGGAGAATCTTTTTGTGATGGACTAGTAACTGGTGCGCCCGTATCTTCGACCTCACCATCTACAGTATCCATTTTATCGGCAGCAGCCGCTGATTTCATAGGGGCGTCTTGGCCATTAGCTTCTTCAAGCTCACCAATTACTTCTGCCTCTAATTCCTCAATGGTTTTGTCTAATTCATTTGCCATGGGGATTAACTCCTTTTTGTCTATTACAATATGTTACAGTTATTTATAAAACTAAAGTTTTTGAAGAAACTTAGCAAAGGCTAACGCATCCGCGCCAGTGTTGCCTTTCCTGTGGTTCCTTTCAATGTCCTCTTTGATCTTGGCAACATCGGCTTCTAAAATCAAACCGTTGTTCCAGACCCACTCTTTACCTTCCATAATACCCTCAACAAATGCGTTGGGAGCAGATGGGTCAGCAACAATATCTGCTGCTGTTGCTAGGTAAAAGTCACTTCTCACGATGTTAGCCCCATTTTTCTGGTCTAAACTACCCATACCCCTAGATGAAACACCTAGTTTTGCACCATCATCCATAAGCGATTTTACAATCTCACCCATTGGTGTGCTAAGAATCTTAGCCTCACCAATAAAGTTTTTACCGTCTGGATAAAGTGCAGTAATCATGTGTGATGCTCTCTCAAGATTAACCGTTGGCCCATCTGGATGACCCAACTCTCCGAAAGCACGTTTTTCTTCGATATACTCTTTGTTATATCGTTTTACTTCTTTACTGAGAATGTTCATGGGATACAGACGACCATTACGGTTCTTAATGTCTGCTTGCATGAAAATACCTTTTATCTTATAATCTTTCTTGCCGTTTTCTTTTTCTTCGATAAGATAGTCAGTATCAGACTCGACATGTTCTGAAATTAACTTCATTGTATATGCCATAGTTCTGTTTCCTTATGTAGTATAGTTTTCATCTTTTCTAAACTCAATCAATACAAAACCTGATGTACCTTGACAAGATAGTTCCATATCACCAGAGGTTGCACCAGTATTTGTTGCAGCAGATTCAATCGCGCCAGCAGAACCATCATAATGGCCACTTCCAGCAAGGTCAATTAATGTTATATCTGAATCGCCTTGTTCAATAATTGCAGCATGACCTGTATCATCATCAGCAGATCCTTGTACTAAACCCCACCAAATTCTCAGAATGTGTAATTTTGCACCATTGGCGTGTCCGTCTAATTCACTTGCATCTAAAATAGCATTGGTTGTAGTTGTATCATTATCAATATTAACTAAGATAGTAACTTTTCCGCCAGCGCCGGGAGCGTTGACAACTGTATCTCTTAATGTTCTTGTGGTAAATGCCATTGTCTAACTCCTTAAAATGATAACATTTCTTTTTCAAAGTATCCCATAAGCACTCTTTCTGGCACTTTATATTTCTTGGATACTTGGTTAATAGTCTTTTCAAAAGTATTTAGGAAATCTGAAGGTTTAGCGTCCATTTTCTTAAAAATCTCGTCCACAGCACCCTTCATCTTTGGAGCTAATTTCTTATACTCCTTAGACTTTTTGTGTTCGTCTTTCTCTGGTAGAGATTTAATTAAGTTGCTAAACTGTTTCATTTTCCTCAACTTCTGGTATGTGGTTCTTAATAAAAGAACCAGCTACTTCTTTTCTTTTGTCTTCTAGTGCGTCACCTATTTTTGATGACATTGCTGTTTTGAAAGCATCTTCTGCTCCCAGCATATCTTTTTGTTGTAGTGATCCTACAAAGTTATCTGCACTCATTTTTCTTCTCCATTTTCTTTATTACCAATTGATGCTAACTTAGCTTTGTCGTCTGCGGTTTGCTGACCTTGAAACTTAGCAGCATCATCTGCCGGTAAAGGATTTCCGTCAACTGATGGGTATCTTGTAATACCATCAGAACCAACTGGTAAATCAACTCCACCTTCTTCGGGGTCAAGTCCTGCTTCTCTATTAATCTGATCTTGCATATCTTCAATCTCTGCTTCAGTAAAGTTAAGGACATTTTTCTGTACCCACTCTTTACTAAAGAATGTACCGATATAAGACTCAATACTACCTAAAGAATTGATTGTGTTTTCTAACAACTCAGCTCTTTTAAGTTCTGCAAAATGACCATCTTGTAAGAAGTCATACTGAATGTGTTGTGAAATCTTTTTCCAATCTTCTAGTGTAATTACACCTTTAAGAATAAGCTGTGTCTTTAGAATATCAGTGAAAAGGGGAGTAAACTTTTTTCGTAGTCTTTGTACGAACTTAGTAAACTTCAACTCATCTCTAGTAATTTCTGTAGAACGACCAAGACTAAATCCTGATTCTGCTTCTAAACGAGAAATAGGTACATTTAGTGATTGGAATAGTTTCTTTTTAAAGTATGTAATGTCATCAATCTCGCCAAGATTAGAACCGCCAGCAAGAGTAGTTATCTCTGTACCACGACCACCTTCTCTACGAGGCAACCAGAAATCTTCTAGCATTGACATTTGATTTCTGTCATCTCTGATTTCACCAGTAGATGCATCATATACCAATTTGTTGCGATACCTGTTCATAACATCTTTGAGGTATTGCTCTGCTTTAATCTTTGGAAGATTACCAACATCAATATAAAAGATGCGGCGTTCTGGGGCTCTTGAAATACGATAGATAACAAGCGCATCTTCAATCATACGCAATTGATTTACAGGTTTTATAGCTTTATTTAAATAAGAAATTACTCTACCACTATTACCATCAAGCAAACCAGAAGGTACATAAGAAATTGAATCTTTAGATATTTTTATACCTTGGCCAGCCGCACCCACAGAAGAAGAACCTAAACCTTTTTCATTATATATAAAATATTCATCAATTTTTTCAGTCATTTCAATTCCAGTTTTGGAATCAACATTCTTTTTAACTTCTCTGACTTTTTTGATTTTCATAGAATCAATATATCTTAATTCTGTAATTCCCCTTCTTGGATTTTTAACGTCAATTACTTTATGGTAGTAAATTCTACCATCTACATACCATCGCCTAAAAACATCATGGCCCTTTTGCTCAAAGTTTAAAAGACGCAAAACTTCATCAAATTCTGCTCTGATTTTTCTTTTAATTTTATCTGGATAAGGTAAACGATCTAAAGATATTGATACTGCTTGATCACTTTGGTTAGAAACAATACCTTCATTCACGATATCATCAATAGCAGTATCACACTCTGCATGTTGAGCAATATCACGATACCGCCGAATTAAATCTAAATCGGTTCGTTCTCTACCATCTGTATCTAGAACTTGTCCAAAGAAACCGCCACCAGCAACATCAATAGCGCCGTCATCAGGAGTTGGGGTGGAGAATGTTTTTTCCCCACCCGAATCCTTATTTGCTCTTTGTATACTGAACCCAAAAAGTTCTGCCATAATATCTCCTACTATTTCTTTTGACTATTTAGTAGGTACAAATTAGAAGTTAACCCCAGAAGTCTCAAAGTGTTGATATCTCCAAGTTACTTCAAAAGTCTCCATGGCATCAGCAGATTCATTTGTAAGTTCAATAGCACTAATTGTTGTTGGCCAGGCACTTCTAAAGATATAACTCTTTAGAACAGTATCATCACGATCTAAATGTTCTACAGTTAGATCAGTCTGATAATCTGCCGGAGAAATAACTCCTGTTCCTGCCGCAAGATCGTTGATACCATTAGACCATCTTTCCATCGCATTACGAATCATGAAGTCCGTATCATTGATGAAAGTAGTTGTCCAACTTTCCTCAAAACTCCTGTCTCCAGCAATATAAATTGATCTTCCACGAAAAGGAATAGCAATTTCTGCCAAAGTCTGAGCAGGAAGATTCGATGCAGTCACCAGAAAAGAAGTTCTACGAACATCAAGTCCGATTGCAATGCCTGGCGGTGGAGTAACCGTCACCCGATACTGATTGGCACGGGCCCCACCACCGATTAGATTTGCTTTAAAGTCATCTATTGCAGCCATGATTAACCTCCTACCTCACTAAACGATACACCAGTTCTCACTGCTACAAAGTTTAGTGTAATGAAGTTAATTGATCTGGCGGGTTTAATGTAGATGTCTCCAATAAACTCGTTTCTATCAATAACCTCACCTGTGTTATTTGTGCTGTCACATACAACTTTAAAGTCATGGATACCTCTTCGACCTTGAACATCTCTCAAGAAAGGTTCAACCATATTACGGAACTGGGCCCGTGAAAATTCATCGTTGAACTCAAAGAGCATGTACTTAGCAGCAGTTGCGATTGCTTTTTCTAGAACTAAGAACAATCTACGCACGTTAATCCTATCAAACGCACTTGGTTTCGCAAGAGCAGTTTTGTCACCAAAAAGAACCACACCTTGGCCTGGGAAGTTGACAACAGGATTAACCCTTGCTTGATAAAGAATATCTCTGGCTGCCTTATCTGGATTGAAGGATAATTTAATTGCACCCCTTACATTACCCCGATTATAACCAGCGGGAGAGAACCAAGGATCAGCAACACCATCTGTATATGCACAAAGACCAGCAGTATCACCGTTCATTGGAACATGCCGATATACATCATTGTATTTGTCATACATGTATTTGTAACAACTATCAAATACCACATAAGACGATGATGGGCAAAGATCAAATGCAGTCTTTACATTATTGATTGCCCTAGCAGAAGTTGCCCCAGATGTTGCAACACCAACTGTCGCAGAACGATATGGAGAAACAAATGCCACACAATCCTTACGAATTTCAACAAGGTCTGTAATCATTGTTACATGAGTGTCTTGAGTAGCAGCTGTATCACCAGCACCACCACCTTTACCACCAAGTACAAGATTGATGTCATGTAATTCTGTATCGGCAAACTTGTCATATGCAAGTGTCAGTTCACCAGCAGAAACAGCATGATCAGATGTTCCACCGGAAAGTGAATCAATTGTGATTGGTATAACTGAAGTATAAGCAGTAGTTGTATCTGTACCCCAGTTTGTACCACCAGAAATATGATCTGTCCAGTAGATGTAATTTGATTGTCTGAAAATCACATCTGGATAGTAGTTGCTACTACCTTGAGAAGTTCTAGCAGCTGAACTTTTTGACACACTTTCAAAGATTTCTAGAACACTAGAACTTCTTTGTCCAGCAACATCAGCATCGTATCCAGTGATAGCACCTGTTGTGTCATAAACAACAATGTGCATTTCATCATTAGTGCCACCGTGATCAGTATTCCACTGAGAAGTACCAGGCGCATTTGCAAACAAGTCGTGATATTTCCATTTCCGCCTTATATACGAATTATCTGCAATAGCATTTTGCAAACCACCACTATTTGGATCATCTTTTAGACGAATTGTTAATACATTAGTTGATGTATTGATAGCTGTTACTTCATACTCATTAAATTCATCAACTGGCACTGTAGCCGAAGTATCTGAAAAGAAAGAAATCATATCTCCTACATTAAATGCATTTCCCGCCTCATCTGCGTTATCAACCGTAATTGTAGTAGCAGCGGCCGAGGCAGCACCGTTAACTAACTGATTGTCCGTTGCAACCACTTGCTCGTATCCTGTTGCAGTAGAACAAATTTGAACACCGATTGAGTTGCCCCAAGTACCGGCAGAACGAGCAGCCCACTCACCATGCGAACCTTGTCCTGTACTGAAAGATGCTAGATAATGTTCATCATCACGAATAAGAATGCCACTATTTGCACCAGCATTTAGAACTGCTGATTCACAGCGAACCACTTTAAGATGGTTTGAATACTGCAAGAAATTTGCTGCAGCAAACCAATTTTCAAATTGATTACTTGTAGAACTTGGTTTACCAAAAATTGCAACCAATTCTTCTTCTGAACTGACTGATGTTACAGAAGATACTGGACCTTTTTCAAATGCACTCGCAATCGCACCAATTGTAGTTTGTACGGATGGTACTACATTTGTAAGATCAATCTCTCTGACATGTACGCCAGGCGAAACTAAAAAGCTCATATTGTTACTCCTTCTTATAAGAGTGTTTTTTTGTTATTTCAATAATATTTATAAAAAAACAATTCTCAAAAACATTCTTTTATAAGTGTTATAACATATAAATAATTACATGGCAAATGCACATTATGAAAAGTATAGCGAAACCATTAAAAGAGTGGCTCGCAGAAATTATCGAAAAAGACTTGTTTTACTAAACGAATTTTTAGCAAACAAGTCTTGTCAACATTGTGGAGAAAGTGAAACTGTATGTCTCAAATTTCATCCCCATGATTCAGAAATACGAAAATTAACAAAGAGAGTTGGCATCAGTAATGAGAGTCGTAAAGAAATATTTCATTTAGTAAGCATCTCTATCATACTATGTTCAAATTGTTATATTAAAATAGATAATGATTTAATTGAATTCATTTAGTTTTTTACCAATTTGAACCATAATCTCTGACTACAGGATTCCATCTTGTTCCGTATTCATCTATTACTTCACCAATATTTTCATCTTCTAAACCAGTAACAACAAATCCGAATGGTGCCATATCTTGTTCTAATGCGTCCTGTTGTTCCCTCATCATAGTATGTCTAATATCCATATCAGTCAATTCTTTGAAGTATGTTTGGTCACATGTCCATGCAAATATGAACAGACAAGCCACCAGATCATCAGTGCAGCCATCATCAGCTTCAAAAGATTGTCCCTTAATAATAAATGTAGATAACTCACTGATGATATCTAAATCTTCTATTATTAACTTATCATCTTCAATCATTTGTTTAAGATTTGAGCAACCAATTCGTTTTACCGCTTTAGTGGTTCTTACACCCAATTGCGCTCTACCACCACTGAAGCCCCCTCCAAGGACTTGTCCCGCTCGCCCACGCATAGAAGCCATAATAAGGTTGTCATACTCCAAGTCAAACTGCATAGTGTTGGCAACCTGTTCACCGATATCATTTACTTCAATAAGAACAAATGCTTGATTGTACGCTCGAGCAATATCATAGATTTTAGCTGGAAACAATAATGGTTTGATTTCATTATCTCTATATTTTGCAACAATTTTATATGGCATCTGTGATACATCAAATACTAAAAATGCAGAATAATCATTCTTTGTTCCACGGGAAACATCAGCAGTCAGCACATAAGTATGACCTTCTTGTGGTTTTTCATACAAATCTAAACCAGCATTAGATTGCAATGGATTTCTATATGCCATTGTTTTCAATTTTTGTGGTAAAATTAATGTATTAATAGACCCAAGAAATTCGCACTCAAACTCTGTATTAAATTGAGACTGAGAGGTGTTTTTTATTGTTTCTTCTTTCCACGCTTCATCTCGGCCTGGAATTTCACTCCAATGCACCTCAACAGGAACATATGTATTTCTTTCATTCTCTGCATCCGTCCACAACTTATAAAACATATTCATACCATGTGGCGTAGAAACAATCATCACTTTGGTAGTTTTACCAGAACTAATTGTTGGATATACTGAACTAAAGAACTGCTCTGCAACATTTGCTGGGACATAAGCAAATTCATCCAGAAAGATAATGTTATAAGAACCACCACGAACAGCGCTTGCAGAAGTAGAAGATGCTAATATTTTAGACCCATTTTCTAATTCCAAGCTTCCTTTGTTCCAAGTCATTACGCCTTGTTGTAACCACTTGGGCAAATTTTCATATGCGAGTTGCAATCTACCAAGCAAATCTCTTGCGGTTGCAGCCTTATTCGCAAGAATTGCCACATTCACGCTTGGATTGAACAAAACATAGTGCAACAAATAAGCAATGATAGTGGTAGATTTACCAGACTGGCGAGGAAGTTTACAGATAGTAAACCGATTATTATGAAATGTCCCTATCATTTCCTTCTGGAAATCATAGAGTTTAAATGGAACCAAACCTTCATCTAAAGAAATAATTCTAATATATGTCTGTATAAAATACAAAGGGTCTTTCATACACTTAGCATACTCAGCAACTTCTTCTTTAGTCCACTCTTGAGTTACATTGGCTTTCTTTAAATTAGGATTTCCTAGATATGTTTCCATTTTATCCCCCTATTAAAAAATTACATGCAATACTTATTCTTATCGCATCTTTAATTCCAGCACCAACGCCGTGTTCTAACCAACTTGGAAAGAGTATTGCCTCTCCCTCATTAAAAGGTCTTTTTCTAATCGTATTAGCATATGGTTGTTTTAAAAAATGATGAGATTTATCCATCTGCTCTAATAGTCTTGGGTCTTTAAGGTAAAGATTTGCATCCTCTGTTGGTGTAACATAATAAACGCAAGACCAACTAGCTTCCTCATGAATGTGGGGCATGGTGCATTCACCTTTTCGGCTTATGTTCGCCCAACTATTAATCATTTTAATAGAGGCATCATCAACATAAATCTGACTTAATATTTCATTTACGCCAATAATAAGAGATTTTCTCAAATAAGAAAATTCGGAATCGAGTAGGTCTTTATTGCTTTGCCATCCACCACCTTGTATTGGATCAAAACGAAAACCTAAACCTTGTTGTTCTCTCTCTATAACTCTATTTTTTATTTGTTCATTATCAATATCATTAACTGTAAAAGTGTAAGTGGTTGTTGGCCACATGTCTTTACTTTTTACATTATCAATTAGTTTCATCTCCAATATTATCCTTCAACATTTTTTGTAATTCTTTAGTGGAACCTATGAACAATGCGTTTGTAACATTTTTGGGTGCATTACTTGGCACCTCTTTTAATTTACGCATTTTCTCTTGCAAATCACCTAACTTCTCTGCTACTTCGGCAACACTTTTTATCAGTTGTCCAGCAACCTCATATGTTCTTGGATGCTCGCTTTCTTTTGCGAGTTCCAAAATTCCATCTATTGCTTGAGAACCTTTTTCAACTAGATTATAAAAGTTATCTCTTTGATACTTATAATCATCCTCTATATCATCCATCACAGTATCAGGAGAATAATGAGTAACATTTGGTGTTGTAGTTTGGGGAATAATTTTTTCTATAACACCAAATTCTTTGTCAAGTCGTAGTGTTGAATCTTTTGTTGTCATGATTTATTATCGTCTTCACCTGTTTCTAGATTATACCCTTGTGCATCTTGATAGAATGATGTAGTTTCATTAAATCCAAAATCATCATCAGCATCAGCAGTTGTGGGATTCGGAGTAACTTTATATCTCTGTTCACGTTTCGGAGATTGATCAGGCATATCTGTATACTGATCGACTTGAACTGTCTTAATAACCTTACTGGAAGTGATCGGGCCATAAAGATAAAACTTTGCAGTAAATGAAAGCGTGTATATCAAAGCTCTGCGACTAGAGAAATCTCCATCATAACTATCTTCATAAGAAATACTATTAAGAACGATAGGAATATCTCTTTTAATACCCATATCTGACATATCATTAATAGTAAGAGTGTAGTCAGGCTGAAAGTAAGGAAGAATCTGTTCTACTATTTGTAACGCATCATCAGATTGTTTTGCCATTATATACAATTCAAGTTCAAGATTGTAAGGAACAGGCATATACTGTGTATCTAATTGTTTTGTGTCTGCACCCTTAACTTTTTTAAACTTTTGCACACGACTTAATTTTCTCACAGCATCATAAGAAAGATTTTTAATTTCAAAACCAATACGAGGAAGAGTAATAGCTACCTGTTTAGTTAGGTCTACATCCTCATTCAGTCTTACTAAGAACTTCTCTCTAGGCCCATACGCAAGAGGAACCTTCATAGCTTGAATGGCTACTCCAGAATTATCTTTGCGAACAAGACTAATATCATTAAACATTGTCCCAAAAGAAACAATAACTTTTCTGATTGTTTCATGGTAGAACTGTTGTCCTAGCATAATATATTCTCCTTATTTCACTTATATTTATGCGATGGTAGCAATAGGTGATGCAAGACATTCTACTTGCCAAACACCATCTGTAGCATCATCTGTTAAACAAGTTATTCTTGCTCTTGAACCAATTACTGTACTATTTACAAATGTAAGTGCATCGCCTGCGTTATCAAATACTGCATTTGCAGCCGTACCACCAGCAAGACTTAATGAACCAACAAAGTTTCCACCAGAACCATGTATATTAACAATTGTAGTTTTATCACTGGCAACAGCAACCCTTACAATAAGGTCATAAAATATGCCTGGATTTGTTGTAGCTGCGTTAGGTAAATTAATTACGTTATTTTCTGTACCATCAATTAATATTGTTGCACCAGATTGTGCAGCAGTTAGTGAAGCAGTTACAGCTGAAGTAGTATTAAAAGTAGAAACTATTGTTTTTCTACCAGCAACTGAACCACCTGTAATTGCACCAGTTGTAGTAATTGTACCAGCACCAGTATCAATACTTGTAAATCCAGAAGTAATACTACCAGAGTCTAATGCACCTACTGACACTAGACCAGTTGCAGTAGTTATTGAATTTTGTGTTGCAGTAGAAACTGTACCGGCCAAGTTACCAGTTACGTTACCTGTTAATGTACCAACAAATCCTGTAGCAGTTATTTTACCTGTACTTGGGTTGTATGTTAGTGTGCCGTCTGATTCAAGACCAATATTACCACCGTCAACATCACCACCAGCAGTAAAGATAATAGCGTTACTTTCATTTGTACTTTCGTTATCTGTTATTGTAACCGTAGTAGCAACTGTTGCCACATCGGCCGTACCTGTAACATCACCAGTTATATCACCAACAAATGCAGTTGATGTAATACTAGTTGCACCAGTAACCACACCAGCGTCAATAATAATCGTACCGTCAAGAACAATCTGTTGGCCACTAAGAGGCGTAATTAACAAGTCAGTTCCAGCGGTTGAACTTATTGTATTAAGATTTATGTTAATATTGTCTACTTGTAACGCAGTCAGTGTACCAACACTTGTAATGTTTGTTTGGGCTGCTGTTGTAACAGTTGCAGCAGTTCCACTTGCATTTCCTGTTACATTACCTGTTAATGCACCAACAAATCCAGTAGCAGTTACTGCGCCAGTGCTTGGGTTGTAGGTTAGCGTTCCATCTGACTCTAAACCTAGATTACCACCATCAACATCACCACCAGCAGTAAAGATAAGAGCATTGCTCTCATTTGTAGATTCGTTGTCTGTAATGGTAACTGTTGTTGCTAATGTTGCAAGCCCTACCGCAATATTTGCTGTACCATCAAATGATGTACCACCGATAGTTCTCGCAGTCGCAAGGGCAGTTGCCGTATCTGCATTACCTGTAATATCACCAGTTATATCACCAACAAAGGCCGTTGATGTAATACTAGTTGCACCAGTGACTACTCCAGCATCTACGCTGATTGTTCCATCTAGTAGAATTGCTGAACCGGATGCTGGTTCAATATTAATTGCTGCTCCAGAATCTAAAGTCAGTACACCAGCAGAATCAATGTCTACATTACCATCTGCTGTTATTTGAATATTACCGGCAGCACCAGCAGCATCAGTTGTAACAATGCTAAGAGTACCAGCAGCGCCTGCTGTAAATACAACGGT